CTAGTGTTACGATTTCTTCTTACTTCCTATAGAATACTTGGTCTCTAGTATCCAGTTGGGCTTGTCTCGGAACGATAAAACTTTGATTTGATTGAGAGGTGCGATATCAAGAACATCATCCTCGCTGACGATGGTCACAAGTCCCCAGTCAGAAAGAAGTCTTGCAATACGATTACGACGCTGAACATCATTCACAGTTAAGTTTGCATGTTTGCCGTCTAGCGCAAACAACTCTTTAAAGTGAGTGATGTAATACTTACCTTGCTTATGTAAAATATGGCAACTCTGATAGAGTTTCTTTTCCTTTCTAGATGCGACTCCTATACGAGTGAGTGTTTCACGAACCTTTAAGAAATCATCTGGTTCATTGAGCACTACCTCAACCATCATATCAGGAGACCAATTTACTTGTGGTTCAACAGTTTGATTAGTCATTTTCTACCGCCAGTTTCAAGTCGTTGTTTAATGAATTTAATTTGTTCACTAGATAAAATTCTCAATGCTTGCAATGCTTTTTCAGTACTATAACCATAGTAATTCTTAACACATTCTAAATCATCTATTTTATCCTTACGGATCCAAGGAGAGAATCTCTTTTTTTTCCTCAAACTATTTAGATAAAATGAATATTGCATATCTTTGTCTAACTGATGATTCTTGTTCATCTCATTAGCAAACATAATACAATCAATGTGCCCAGCAAGACATTTATTTACAATGAACGGCGGGTATTGTTTAACGATATCAGGGTTTCCTTTAATAAGATTTTCCTTATTAAAATTTACAGAGTTGAGCCAATCTTTGAGTTCCATTATGCAAGTGCCTGGTTAAAAGTGTATGCAAATAAATTTAATGTATCTTCGTTAACTTCAGGAAGTTTTGGAAGATTATAATCGTTCTTTATGATTTCGTATGCTTCTAACAAAGTAGATGCACCTTGTTCAAGATAACGTTCTATCAATTCTTCTATTGGCCAAAACCAACAAACTTCACAGTTTATATTCTTTGCTACTTTAGAAGACATTTCAGCCATTTGAGGAATTGGTTCTTCCTCGTAATGGTCCATCAAAAGTACATCACACTGTCCAACATATTCATTAGCATCAGCATGAATAACTTCTGCCTTTTCAAATAGATCTGGATTATGTTCTTTATGATATTCAATGAGTTCTAAACTTTTTTCCAGAATGGTTAGTTTAGTAACTTCTTTCTTATCGAGTAACCAATTCTCTCTAACACCCAGTCCAAGTCCTGTAGTGAGAGTATGTCCTCTAGCAAGCCAATAATGTGAAAATATTCCACCCGCTGATGTTGCTGTCGGTAAATATTGCCTCAACCACTGATCACCATTGATGTATAGAGAAACTTCTCCCTGAGCGTATTTAACTGCTCTGCTAGGATGCTCTTTGATCTTCCGTATAAGGTAAGATTTATCTCTAACGAAAACATCAACTTTATTTTTATGATGCTCTACAATATTGGGTTCTGAGAAACCAAAGTAATCTAAAATTTTAGTAAACTCTGCGCTCATTATTATAGTTAAACACTAGTAACTCTTTTCTTTCTTTCTGCTCTCTCATGTATTCTCCCACGGATCGCATGGTGTAGGTGAGGTCGAACTCTCCCGTTTGATAGTCTTTAAATCGTTCTTTAATAAGTTGAGACGAATTGTAAGAAATAAGTTGAGCACCATTATACCGAGCACAATCGGCAGCAAAATCATCATGGTCGAACCCGCTATGCATACTCCCCCGCTTTCCATAGAGATTACTTCTAATGTCATAGGGCGGGTCAAGGTAGGTAAAGCACTCTTCGTCATTAGTAAGGAGTGATTCATAAGACCAATTAGTAATTTTCCAGTTCTTAATTATTTGAGTGTATCCCTGTAATTTCTCAATTCCTCGCATTGTGAAATTATTGTCTGAAGCTTGGTTTGAGAACGAGGAGGACTCTGTGAGACCGCTAAAAGAGCACTTATTGATAGTATAAAAAGCGCAAGCACGAAATAAATTTGATTCATCATAGTTGTTTACCACATCTTTTGCTTCCAAGAATAGTCCTTTTGCTGAAGCAGGATCAGGATATCTAGACTTTAATTCTTGAAGTCTTTTATATAGGGCATATCCATCATTTTGAAGAACCACCCAAAAATTATAAAGAGGTTCGTAAAGGTCATTAACCCATACATCAAGGTGAGGATATTTCTTAGTGATGTGAATTGCTACACTACCACCACCAAGAAATGGTTCACGATACTCTTTATAGTCACGAAGATCTGGAATGTAAACATCTAGTTTTTTACATGCTCTAGACTTCCCGCCTGGATATCGTAATGGTGTTTTCAGAGATTTCATAATCAAGTTCTAATCACACATCAAACAATTAATTTCTTACTCTCAGGAGTAATCAACTTAGTCCCAAACATTTCATTATACTTCTTTCCAACATTTTCTTCAACTTCTGCGACGTAAACTACATGTCGCATATCCATTATAATCTCGGGGTTCTCTTTACTGATAACAGTTGCCCAAGGAGCAAACCCCACATTCTGAGCACTTGGAATAACTACAAGACCATTCTTAACAGTAATCGTATTTTCATCCCGAGAAACTAGTTCTGCGATAATCTCTTCACCAGTAACAATACGGAACAATTTTACATCAATCATCTTCTTTCATCTCAACTTGAATAGGGGGCTTCATAAGATCTACAATGTTTATATATGCCCAGGCAGTAAACACCTGTGGAACAATAAATGCAACCATTGCTACGACCCAAAAGACATAGTAATAGTTCTCTTTATTCTGTGTACGCTTTTTCTTCTTCATTTGAATTCACACTCAGATTTTTTTAACCATCTATGGTAATAACCACAATCCCTACACTCCAATTTTGCATGATGCCTAAATTTTGGAGTGTATAGAACTCTTGCCCATTTACATTCACAATTGGGACATTTTTCATGCTTGTATTCATCATGGAAAACAATTTCACCATCATTAATTCTACCAATAAAGTTAGTATGATGATTACTTTTTTGTTGTTTTAACAGATCATTTTTAGTCTTAGTTATTGGTTGTATTGGAGGACTCCAGGGTGATTTTGGATATCCAATTTCATCAACAACTCTTTTTTTTATCTCATCTCTGTTATACCAATCCATCATTTGAAATCACACTCCACCATAAGTTCAGTTAAACACGCAAGCATATTTATTTCTTGATCCGCGACGAACGCCATCTGATATTGATACTTAGCAAGAACAAGCACAGCAGCAGGGATACTATTCGGAACCAAGGAATCATGAAGAACATCGTAAATACGACGCATGAGAACACCAGAGTCATTATCCAAGTTGTTAACGACCCATTTCCTAACTTCGGAAAACTCTTTGTTCTTAAGATTTTTAATAAGCCCATTTACTTTTACATCACTAAAGGACGCGAGGATACCACTATCAATTCTACCTGAAGATGAATATCTTTGCAACTCATTTAAAACACGACGCCAATCTGGGAAGTGTTTATTGATCAGTTCTACCAAGACTTTGTTATCATATTCAACACCTTCTGTATCCAAGATTTCTTGGAGTCTTGTGAAGAATTGTGCTGCGAGTCCTGGTCGGTCTGCTGAATTGGTGGAAAAGTCAATACACGCGCACCTGGAGTGAAGTGGCTCGACCAATCGGTTTTTGTAGTTGCAGGTAAAGATGAATCTGCAGTTTGCACTAAACTCCTCAATAAACGCCCGTAGGAGGAGTTGTACATCATTGGTTGTGTTATCTGCTTCATCAATGATGATGACTTTGTGTTTTGCAGTTGATGAAAGCGAGACGGTCGAAGCGAAGTTTTTCGCATTGTTTCGGACAGTATCCAGGAATCGTCCCTCATCGGATCCGTTGATGACATAATAATCTACTCCAAGTTGAAAGCATAATGCCTTTGCTACGGTTGTCTTTCCACACCCTGCAGGACCTGCTAGGAGTAGATTTGGAACCTCACCTTTATCTAGGAAACTTTTAAAAGTCCTTTTAGTTTCTTCGGGGAGGATACATTCATCAATAGTTTTGGGTCGATACTTTTCAACCCAAAGAAATTCATTTCTCATAATATTGTTTTAGGAATAAACCAATAGGAAACAGACTGCCAGTATTTTCCAAGCAAATATGCTTCATAAAAATCTTGCAGATCTTTTAAACTGTTACGATATCCATTTGGATAAATCGTAACACTCATCACACAGAATACCATAACATGAAAGAAACTTCCAGCAGGGTGATGACCTAACTGAAATCCAAGGAGTCTTGCTTCATCATTTACACTGAATCCAAGATCAAAATGAATGTGCAATTGATCATGAAGTTGAGTGCTCTCGCCAATTCCAGGTATCCAATTTTCTAAAAACTGAACATAAAGATCGGGTTCCATAATTTAGATACTCCAATTGCAAGAAGAAAACATAACATAATAACCATATCCCAAGCTTTAGTTTTGATAAAGAAAGGCATACAAAGTAAATCAGCAATTAGATGAATTACTGCTCCATAAGTAACTCCAACATACAACATAACAAAGTGTGCTGTAACTATGAGAGTACAACCAAGTACTCTCATGTAAGTAAGGATATGTTTCATGGATATTTCAAAGCAAGAGTAAATCGATGTCCTTTTCTAAAAGAACTTCCTCTATGTAAGATGTTCCCATCAAAACAAACTGCTCTATTTGGATGAGGAGGTACTCCAATAATTTTATCATTTTGATAAAAAAATGTTTCCCCACATAAAACAGGAATCCAATCAGTATTTGATAAGTATATCAAACAAGTTTTAGATCCCTCTCCCCCATCTATATGATAGTAACAATCTTCCCTCGGAGCAAAGCAATTTATGTAAACTCTATCTGGAAAATCATCCTTAGCAATCTCTTCGGGAAAAGTGTCTTGCATCTGTTTATGAACGGACTTGGTAACTTTAGTATCGAGTCCTACGTTATGAATCATACCTGTTGGATTAATTGCATCTGATGGTCTATCACTCTCACCATACTCATAGAGAGCTTCTCTACTGTATTCCACTAGATATTGATAATCATCCTCATAAAATACATTATCTTTTATATTGATATTCATTTACATACAGAATCTGGTTCCAATGCTATGTAGTAACAAAGGTTACGATCCTTAGAGGTGAACTTAGAAAGAAGTTTTTCAGAAATAGTAACTTCATATCGTCCAGGAATGATCTTAATGTTTTCTACCTTGAAGTTAAAAGAGAACTCAGAATCAGTCTTACCTACAATAATAGAGAAATCATTTGAAGTATCGTTCTTTTTATCCCAAACAATGATCTTCACAACACCCGCTTCACCGACAACAGAAACATCTGGAAGTTGAAGAACAGAAGCAGCCTTAAGCAATCGATCCAGTTGCTGAGTATTCAACTCAAAACAAAGATCCTCCGTAGGCAAAGAGATTTCCTTCTCAGGAGGACTAACAATCACACTAGGATCTGCAAAGAAATACTTTGCCTTAGTGTCCGAACCACGGATCATAACGTACTGATTGTTAGAGAAATCGAGTTCGGGTGATTGAGAAACACTGAGACTATTCAGAAATTGATTCAAATCATAGATACCAAAATCCTGAGGAATGTCTTCTGCAATCTCTGCCTCTGCAAGAATATTCTTCATCACACTAATGGTGCGAAGTTTATTACCCTCTTTGAAAAGAATAGATTGATTGATACTACCGAAGTTCTTGAGAAGAGAAAGAGTTTTTTCAGAAAGTTTCATAGTTACCTTTGGGCTGTTTGTGAATTCCAGAGAAGTGATACAGAAGAATGCAATAGTGAATTGCTTTCAGAATATCTTGCTTTGATTTACCGTTCTTCTTACCGAAGCGAGAGAGGTATTTAATTGCATTAGAACGACAGAATGGTTCTGCATCACCAATGCTCTCAATCAAATCAAGTGTCTGAGTTTTAGAATCTTGAGATGTGTAGTGAGACTTATAGGTTGAAGATAGGTACTCACGAACCTCCTTCATAGTTTTGTCTTCTTCATACTTCCAGAATCCATTCCTAGAAGTTGAATCTAAATTTAGGTCAATTCGATCTTCTTTCATGGGATAGGGATAGTCTGAATCAATACTAATGCTGTACTCATCATCAACCCAGAAATCCTGGGTATTGATGAATGGGTTTTCGCGGTCGAGATCATTTCGATCATAATCATACCAATAGGTTGAGTGTTTAATATCTGCTAATTCTTTTTTGTTTTCCATTTCATCATAAAGTAAACTCCAAGCATTCACCATTCTATCAAACCTCCGTGGAATTTGCAAAGTCAACATCAGCATCAACCTTATCATACAGTTCCATGAAGGACTGCTTTGTCTCATCATCAAAGCGATTCACACAGACTTCAATAGCCTTTGCCTTATCACCAAAGATGCTGTATGCACGAATGATATGCACCAGACGACGGGTAGAGATGATCTCGTCAACACCACCATCATAGAACGTTTTGCGGATAATGTCTCCCCAGTCAACCAGACGCTTGCAGAAATCAACATCTTTGACTCCAAGGGACTCTGCACACTTCTGGAGGATCTTCTGCTCGACCGTAGGAGTAGGATACTCCTGCTCAAAGGTTACAGGGAAACGCTCTAGGAAGGCTTCGTTGAGCACGTTAGTTCCAATGAATCGCCCGTCGTCGCTACCTTTACCTTTAGTGTTTGCTGTGGCGATGACGTTGAATCCACTTGCAGGGTCAACTCGCCGTCCGATTTTCTTAAGGAAAACTCCTTTTCCTTCAAGGATAGATTGGAGACAGAGAATTTTATTAGAGGCAAGGTCGATCTCGTCAAGGAGCAGTACAGCTCCTCGTTCGAGTGCCTCCACGACTGGGCCATTGTGCCAGACGGTGTTACCATCAACAAGGCGGAAACCGCCAATAAGATCGTCTTCATCAGTTTCGATTGTAATGTTTACGCGGATGAGTTCCCGACCCAGTTGAGCACACGCTTGCTCAACCGAGAACGTCTTACCATTACCAGATAGACCAGTAAGGAACGTTGGATAGAAAAGGCGGGACGTAATAATTTTTTTAATATCAGCGAAGTTACCAAAGCGGACGAAGGTATCATCTTTAATCGGGATAAGGTTTTGCTCAACTGCAGACATGACTGCAGGAGAATTATAAGTTACTTCAAGATCCTTAACAGTCTCTTTAGTTACTTCCAGATTCCACTTGCCCCGACCAACCTTGTAATCAGTCAGTTTGTTGGTGATGGTCTGATAGCTAGAACCGTTCATAGCACACCAGGCACGAATGTCGGCGGCAGTCACAGACTCTCCATACACTGCTTGGAGAGAAGTGCGGATGTAGTCGGCGGAGATGGACATTGGGTTGTTCGTTTCAACTGAAGTTATTATAGGGCATGAAGAAGGGGTCCGAAGACCCCTGTGGTCACTTTCCAGATCGTCCATACTTATATCGCATTGCCTGAAGTAAGTATGCTTGAGCAAGACTCTTCGGTCCTTCTTTGAGAACCTTTAGGACTCTCTCATCAGATTCAGATTCTATTGCGATTTCTCTCCAGTTCACTTTTTCTTTTTCTTCTTTACGCAATTTGGATACCTCTTGCCGAACATAGTTTTCATACCTTTCTTTTCATAACCATCCCAGCAATCTTCACCGATCTTTTTAGGTTTGATTAGATCAATGAATTCAAACTCGGTAGCTTTAAACTCGTCTCTCCAGTTGGAGAACTCAAATTCTTCTTTTTTAGTTTTGTTGCCCCAGTTCTTTGCACCTTTCTTACGACACTTAACTAACGCTCCAGAAGCATATGCAGAAGGCCATACAGAGTAACGTGCTTTTACTTTATGGTAACAAGCATCCTTTTCTCCTGCTGCCTCGTCAAACTGCTCCTCAGTCATAAACTCTAAATCATCTTGCATGACTTCCTCTTGAGTTACGTTCTTCGCTTTGCCCTTTCTATCGGCGTTAGGATCCTCTCTACGCTTCTTAGAGGCACGTTTGTCCCTCTCGTCCTTACTCATTGAAGCACGGTCGTCTGCGTCCCTACAGTAGGGTTTGGTGGTCTGTCCTGGTTGCTTAGCACATGGTTTCCCATCGTACTTACCACCAGTCTGCTTCCAACCACCACCTTTAAACCAGTCGCGAAGAGAGTAGCCTTTGTCCTTAGAGGACTTACCATCTCTCTTCTCAACTAATTCCGATTTGATATCGTCGAAAGAAATCATTTTAAAGATAACTTTTTAGATATTTATGCAACCAAAGAAATGAACTCACTCAGAACTTTTTTGTTTGTCTTCTTTCCACGAAGAGACTTGATAAAGGCACTCTTAATCTGACCTTTTGTAGCATCTTCCTGAACATCAAAATCAGTATCCGCAGAGAGAGCATTAGAAGCAATACCAAAGTATGCATCATAACCAGTGTTCTTGAGGGTGAAAGACTTGTTCTTCTTATAAGAATCTCTTAATCGCTTTTCCTCAAGCTCATCATTGGTATTGTTCCGAATGAAATAACCAGCATCCCTTCCTTCAAGAACACGAATACCAATGAAGTTTGTGTCGGGGAAACTTTCTTTCAAATGAGTAAGCATAGTTTTAGAGAATCCAGCGTATGAACTACCAAAACTATAAGTACGACCAAGTTTACGATCTCTGAGAAATCCTTTCCATGTAGGAATTTGACGAGCTCCCATATAAGGATCAGGGTCCCAGTTACGTTGAATTTCTACATGATAACCAGGACCACATGCTTCACCATCAGTCAGAACAATACACTGAACCTTTTGAACACCATTGTTCTTCTTGAACTGAGGGATAATCTGATGGAGAGAAATAAAAGCCTCATTCAAAGGAGTTCCAGATAAACCAAGGCGAGCAGGAACAGAGTAATATGTTCCGTAACTAGAAGAGAAGTATGCAGCAATACGCCAGATATTAATCATCTGCTTCTCAAGATCACGTCCCTTAAGACGACCAGAAAGGATGTTGACCATACCAAACTGAGCAGCGACTTTCATCAGACCCTCTTTTTCAATGTAGTGGGAAGGAAGTTCAAGATACGAATTACCATCTTCTCTCACCT